GCATCGTCTTTAACTGTAATAGTCATTTCGCCTGCTGTTACTGCTGCTGGTGTTGAGCCATCTGCTGCTGATTTGTCTACTAAGAAACAATCTTCTACTTCTGTTCCATCTGTGCAACGGAATTTCTTACTTCCAAGTTGCTTAACGATCCAGCCGTTTACTGATGCAGTTCCGTTGTAAAACTGTACTTTAATTTCGCTGCCGCCGGCTGTTGGCTCTCCGAAAAATCTTTTATTAAGTGGTCTTCCCATTTGTTTATCTCCTTTAAAACGTTCTAGGTTTACGCAGTGGGTCATTTCTGCATAAGTCCGCATTATGCGGCACGATTTACGACATAAGTATTTATCAAAGTTTACTCAAGTCATAAAAATAGGCCCCGTAGGGCCTATTTTAAGTATCAGTAAAAGTTTACTGGAAGCTTACGTTAGCTGCATTAGTTGTTAAGTCAACTTTAGCTAGGTAGTCAGCTGCGTTACCCAAAGATGACGCAGTGTTGTTTAGCTCAACATATCCGTAACGTGTCATAAATGATACGACTGGTTCGAATGATGCTGGATCTAGTACAACGCCTGAGCTCATTAGCGGGATGTATGGGCAATAGAATGCCGCTGCATCTGATTCGCTTGAACCTTTGTAACCAATAAGGATATCTGACGCATCTGCTGCATATGTGTTTACATATACTTTCATTGCGTTGTTCAATGTACCAACCATTTTAGTGTTAGTTGGTGCTTCGAACGTACCTTCTGTTGTACGTGCAAATGCACTTGTAGTTGCAGACTGTAGGATAGTTAGTGCGAATGGTGATACCACTGCCCAGTTACCTGCGCCTCTGCGTGTACGCTGTGCGATCTTGTTTGCTTCACGGTTGATTAGAACAGCTAAAGCAGCATGCTCGTCACCAACGAATGTAGCAGTACCACTTACAGCAGCCTGGTTGTATGTTGAACCAGCTGCGCCAGCAAGTGTACCTAGCGATGCTAGAACTTCTTGGTCGATCTCAGCAGTAATCTCTTGTGCAAGAGCTGCCATGATTTCTGCTTCAACGTCAATGCCATGCATAGACTGTGCATCTTGTGCAGACTCAAAAGTCCAGCGAGCTGATAGCTTGCGTGATTTTGCTTCTACTGTTTGCTTCAAGATTTGAATTGACATTTTATTGCCAGCTTCGCCTTCTAGTGCAGCAGTGTTAGCTGCTTTGCCAGATGTTGCGCCTGAATAAGATTCAGCAATCTTGAATGGTGATAGTGCTTCTTCACCAGCAGTTGCACCAGATGCGCCTGCGTTGAATGTGTCGCTGTAGCGAACACGTAGTGTGTGGATTTGTCCCACTGGGCCAGTCATTGGCTGCACGCCAACTAGCTCATTTGCAATAACAGTTGGCATAACACGTCTAATAACAGGTAGGATAACACGGTTAAGTGTTGCTACGTTACCAGCGGATGTTGCTCCAGCTGTTGCTGATTCTGAAAGATACTTACGAGTATTTTCCAATGTTGTTGCCATTACAGATTTCTTGGTGCCACTTAGGCCCTCAAGTAGTGCATTTTTTGTATCTGACCAGCGGCTTTCTAGTAGTTCCGACATAGTTTTCTCCTTGAATTATAAACCAGCTAGACGTCTAATGTCAACGACATTATCATCTTGCTTTGAACTAACGTTAGTTGTTGTTGTATTTCTGTTGCCTGTTATTTCTGTTGCCTCTGAAAGGATTGCCTTTTTTGCCGGAGTATTTCCATCAATTACGGACGGTAAGTACTTATTAAACGAGCTTTCTAGCTTGCCTGTTTGTACTGATTCCAGTAAGTCTGTCATGATCTCTCTTTGCCCTTTGTTCAAAGGTGTTAAGAGTTCACTAATCTTTTCTTTGCGTTGGGCAGTTGATGCCATACGCTTAATTTCGGTTGCCTTAGATTCAGCTAGTGTTTTTGCTTTTATTGCAAATGCCTTTGCTTCAACTAATTGTTTGTCCTTCATAGCAACAACTTGCATTAACTTTGCAGTTTCTGAATTTTCGTTCAGATGGCTTGTTGCATATTCCGAAGCAAACGCTTCGAACATTTTACGACCAAAATCATTTCTACGTGCTTCTTCAATATCTTCTTTAAGTGCTGAAATCTCACCTTTAAGTGTTCTTTCAACAATAGCAGATACCTTTGAGGCACTTTTTGCTACGAAGCTAGTTTTAACTTCTGCAAATTTACTTTTAGCTTCTTTAATAAGTTTTACCTTAGTTTCAGCTAAATCTTTTTTGTCTTCGTGGAATTCTGCAATTTCATTTGCAAGTGCATCAACGATGAAGCTCTCAAGCATACTGAACTTATCAGCAATTGCTTTTTGATCTTCATGCAGTTCTTTTACTTCTTTAGCTAGTGACTCAGCTACAAAGCGTTTCATTAGTCCTGCGTTTTCACGCATTGCTACTGCATACTTTGCTTTTGCTTCAGCTAGTTGTTTGCGATCATCTGCAAACTCAGCAATTTCTTCTGCAAGGCGTTCTGAGATCATAGAGTCGATAGCTTCAACCATAGTTGACTTATCGTGCTCGTACTTTTTAGCAAATTCTTCACGTAACTCAGCAGTTGCCTGCATTTTGTTTTCCTGAATCTTCTGCTCCCATGCGCCTTCAATTTCTGCACGTACATCTTCTGATACTACATCGTTTTCGAAAAGTGTTTTAAGTGCGTCCAACATATTATTTTCTCCTTTTATTGGAGTCTACTGATTATATTAATCAGAGATTCTTTTAGATATTTTTGTGCCTTAGGATCGTTTCTAGTTGCCTGTGCTAATTCATATGCCTTCATGCCTCCACGAGCGTTCATTAGATGCTCATAGATTGGTGTAGGATATGCACCAGGGGCGCTAGGTTGAGCCACAACGTCCACAGTGATTATTTCAAAGTCGCTAACGTTTCCGCTACCGTCTTCTGATACATTACCACTACCACGCGATGAAACTCCTAGTTTAACTCCGTTTTCTAACATTGTTTTAACTAGTTGTCCCATCGGTGTAGGTAGTATTTTTAGTTTACCATAACCGTTATCGCCGTCCATCCAGCATTCGCTGATCATATGACTAACACGGTCTAAGTTTATATTAAGGCCTTCTGGATGATCAACTTCGCCAAGAACACTGTATCCACCCTCGATTTGTTCGCTGAGAGTTTTGACAGCCCTGCCAATTTCATTTACAGGATACACACGCTGGTTAGCGTTGCGTACTCCGCCTTGTATCATGATACCTTTCATGTACAAGTCTTTTCCTTCGTTAGCAGACTCAACGACAATATTCGCTTGATCGAAACTTAGGTGTTCTCGTAAGTGATTCATCTATCAGTTTCCTTACTTATTTGCCAACAGTTGATTTCTTGTTGTCAGCAGTTTCGCCAGCGCCTTTTTTCTCTGCGCCATGGCCTTTAGTACCTTTTAGTGATTTTGATGCTTTGCCGCCTGGTACGTTAACGTTACCTGCATTATCTTCTTTAGAAGTATTTGCAGCTAGTCCGCCTGTTGTACCTTTAGTGTCAGCTTCTCCGCCTTGTACTAAGTTTGAAGCAGTTCCGTCACCCATGTGATTTGGTTTAGCTACGGTTGATGTATTGTTTACACCATTGTCACCCATTTTAGCTGATACCTTTTCAACATACTCGCGCATTGTTTCTGCTTCTGATTTAGCTGATTCGTCAGTTTCTTCGTCTGATGCTTCATCAACTTCTTCGTCTGATGTTTCGAACGCAAAAGCTTCTTCAGCTTCTTCATCGTCATCACCGTTGTCATCCATATCCATGTCTATGTCCATGTCGCCAGCTTCTTCGCCGTCTTCATCTCCATCGTCACCGGACATCATTTTTTCAAATTCTGCTTTTAGTTCGTCTAGTGCGTCTTCTAAGTCTTCAACACGATCTTCAACATCGCCTTCGCCTTCTTCGCCGCCCATATCCATATCCATATCCATAGCCGGTGCTTCGTCGCCGCCGTCTACTTCCATGTCGCCCATCATAGCGTCCATTGGATCTGCTTCAACTTCAAACTCGTCTAGATTAAAATCTTCGTCTAATTCTTTATCATCATCTGACTCATCAACTTCTTCATCTGACTCATCAACTTCTTCATCATTAGACTCATCAACTTCTTCATCATCAGTTTCGTCAACTTCAAGATCTGCTTCTAGTAAGCCTTCGTAGATATCACGTGATTTTTCTACTACAATCTCGTGGAATAGTTCTTCAGCGCCTGCCTTGTCTTCGTTAACAAGTTTTTCAAGCATCTGTTCAAATTTATTTGTATCTGCCATTTTTATCTCCTAATAAATGTTGTACCTATGGTAAGGCTGTCAATTGTATTTACTGTTTATTAAAAATATGGGATGATAATAGGCTCAAAACGAGCCATTTAGGTGAGAAAGTACTTTTTTTTGAATACTTCTATTGTAATATGTTTTAAGTTACTAATTTTATTTAGTTCATCTGGAATATAATTATCAGATGCTATTACTCTTATATACTTAATACTGCTATTTGATTCTATAACTGTTTTAGTTTGTCGTAACCAATTGCCATAATATGTAGCAGTATCTGAGGTTTTTTTATAATTTTCAGTATTAGCATATACGTTATTAAATACTTTGTGTCCGTTTATGCCTTTATAATCAAATCCTAATATGTATATTGTTGTGTTTTGGTGTTGACTAGCTAACCATAATGCTGTAGGACCGCTTGACCATCCTTTACTAGGTTGGAAGAAATTAAATCCTTCCATTGTTGAATAAAGTTTGTTAGGATTTGTCCATACTTGATTTGTTTTCTGATAATTTGCTTTATTAATCTCAACAACCATTTTTGTATCAACAGCAATTAGATGATC